ACAGAAATCTTGAATTCGCATAAATAATTCGTTGATATTGTAAAGCTTTATGCGATTTATTCGTAAATTAACCAATAAATTTATATATTATTCTTGTAATAATGATTAATATTACAAGTATATTCAATTCGCAAATGTTAATGTTTTTAGGGATACTCATTTGTTCTATTGGGTTTATTTTCTTTTACTTTGAGAGAAAAAACCGCGAACAAATTCATAAATTGTCATCGATGTTGAGTTTAGTATCTTCACTTGCAGAAGAATTAAATAATATTAAATATAATTTGAACCGGATTACAAATAATAATGGAATGACTGCTGGTGCAGATAGGATTAATTTAGGAAATATTCCTGTTAATAGTTTAATTGTTGTTTCTGATAATGAGGACGACGAAGGTGATGATGAAAGTTGGAGTGATGATGATGCAGACGATGAGGGTGAGGACACGGACGATCAGGGTGAGGAAACGGACGATCAGGGTGAGGAAACGGACGATGATGACAGTGATGCGGAACGCACAATTATTAATGTCAACGAACAAAATAATATTAAGAATATCAAATTAAATGATTTTTTTGATCATGTTGAATACATAGAAGATGAAGGCGATTTAGAAGACGATTTAGAGGACGATTTAGAAGACGATTTAGAAGACGATTTAGAAGACACGACATCCGAATTATCTGTTAATGAAATTAAAACGACGACCGACTTATCTGTTAATAGTTTAACCCCAATTACTACACTTATAAACAAATCTGTTTTGAAATCAATTGATTTAAAAACTATTAATATCAACAGTAATTTAGAAGAAATATCACCTACTAATATCGACTATAAAAAAATGCAAGTAGCACAATTAAAAAATATTGTTAATCAACAATCCCCGCAGTTGGATACAACCAAATTAAAAAAAAAAGATTTAATTAATTTACTAATGTTAAAGTAAATTTTATTATATTTATAAAATATAGATGTCGTCATTAAGTTGTTATAGTGGTTCAAATAATATTCATTTCAATTATCCACCAATTATGTCAGATGGGAGAAATTACGCTTCATGGCAACCTGAGGCTGTTATAAATAAACGTATTCAACAGAAAGAACATATTACTAGCAATTGGACTTACCGTCAATATTTACAACATAATGGATTACAAATTATGCAGTATAATACAAATGAATGCTTTTATGAATTAGGTTTAGACCCTCACACTAACATAAATAATACACCTTCGGCAAATGTCCCTTATAGTTTTAGGTCGACATTTGATACAAGTACTCCCGGTTATGGATACTGTAACAGTGATTTAAAAAATCCATATTTATCAAGGGAACAATTGAACGCAAGATTGGTCGCACCTACAATTACACAACCTACAAATTTTTAAATTTTATATTTGTACAAATTACAATATAACTACAATCTATTATATTGTAATTATACTCATGAAAATTTTAAGTATAGATGTTGGTATTAAAAATCTTGCCTTTTGCTTATTTGATACATTAACCGATGATGGCAACGATAACATTTTTCAGATAATTAAATGGAACGTCGTAGATATTTCTGAAGAGCACGACATATTAACGTGTATGTACAATGACAAAGTTACATGTAACAAACCAGCAAAATACAAAAAGAAAAGCGATTGTTTTTGTTTAAAACACGCAAAGAAACAGGGTTATAAATTACCAACTAAAGAAACGACAATTTCTTATATCAATAAACAAAAAAAAAACACACTTATTGATATTGCAGATAATTATAAATTAACACATGATACTTCTATGAAAAAGGACAAACTAGTACATATAATTAATGATTATATTGCGCAAAATTTTTTTGACGAAATTAAAACAAATAATGCTTCTACTATAGACCTAATAAACGTTGGTAGAAATCTCAAAACTAAATTCAACGATTTATTCACGGACCAATATTTAATAGATCATATAATAATTGAAAATCAAATAAGCCCGATAGCTAATCGTATGAAAACCATTCAAGGAATGATCGTGCAATATTTTATAATGAGTGATATTAATGTCCCTAATATAGAGTTCATATCGGCATCAAACAAATTAAAGATTTGTGACAACGTTGACAAAACCAAATATAAAGATAGAAAAAAACTAAGTATTCAATTATCTTTAGACCATATAAATAATAATCCAAATTATAACAACCAGATTTCTTATTTCATGTCACATAATAAGAAAGATGATTTAGCAGATTGTTTTTTACAAGGATTATGGTTTATTAATAATAAAATAAATAAATTTTAGGTATATTTGACAATATAATATATATATATTCGTAAGAAGTTAAAATTATATGTTCTATTTAATAAATAGTATGGATGACATTATAGATATATCTGAAAGAGATTTTGGTGATTCGTCGATAAGTTTTGATAATAAAAGTAGTTCCAAGGGTATTAATTTTGGGAGTGGAATTGAATTGTTGATGAACGATAAGGTGAAAGATGTAACCGGTAAAAATACAAATAATAACATTGGTTTAGAAGACTTGAATGATTTAGAAAATGAATTAAATGATCTGGTTGAAGATATACCTTATAATAATAATGCGCCTCGTTCTGGTTTATTTAGTGGTAATGTAACATTTGATGATAAGCCATCTGTTTCGTTTAATGATGATGTGCAATCCATCGGGAAAGCTACTTCTCAATCAGCAGCTGATACCAAAACGTGGGATGGTTACAGTAAATTTAATAATATACCTATTAATCCAGATGTACACGTTTCGTCTACACCACAATTCTCAAAAGAGGAGTTATTAAGAGAGAAATTCAAAGTTTTAAGGAAATTAGAAGCACTTGAAAAAAAAGGGGTTGATTTGTCTAAAAAATATGACATGGACTCTTCTTTAGCTGAAATGCAAGGAGAGTATGAAACTATTATGGACGAAAAATCTAAACAGAACTCAGTTAAATTTCAAGGGAATATGTTGATGGCTATTATTAATGGTATCGAGTTTTTAAATGGTAAGTTTGACCCGTTTGATATTAAACTAGATGGTTGGAACGAACAAATTAACGAAAATATTAATGATTATGATGAAATATTTGGCGAATTGCACGATAAATATAAATCCAAAGCTTCCATGGCTCCTGAATTAAAATTACTTTTCCAACTTGGAGGTAGCGCTATGATGGTTCATATGACTAATACTATGTTTAAGAGCGCTATGCCAGGTATGGATGATATTTTGCGCCAGAACCCAGATTTGATGCGTTCATTTCAAAGTGCGGCAGTTAATTCCATGTCACAAACAAATCCAGGCTTTTCTGGATTTATGAATAACGTTATGTCACAAGAACCACAATATGGTTCTGGACCACCACCACCTATGGCTACGCAAGGACCTAATTCTAGTCCTCCTCAATTACAAAGACCAGGCAATAACAACTATGCTGCCACTTCTACTAGAAACATGGGCACAAGTAATTTTACTGATGATGGTATTAGTCTCAGAGAGAATTTAGATAAAGGTAATTCACAATCTAAACCACGTGCTGAAATGAAAGGACCTAGTGATATTTCACATATTTTATCCGGATTAAAAACTAAAACTATTAATATTCAGCAACCTCAAGCTGTCACAAATGATAATAGTACTATCAGCATTAGTGATTTAAAAGAACTACAAAATGACGGTAACATGCCTAAACGTAGTGGACGACGTAAAAAATCCGCCAGTAATACGGTGAGTTTAGACATTTAGTTTTAGATTACAATAAACAAATTAAAAACATTTATTTATTGTATAACAAAAGATGCATTCTAACAAATGCAATAAGGTTGGTATTAGAATACATCAAAGCGATAACGATTATTCTGTTGACCCGTTTTCTAATAGTAATTACTCAACAACAAAACTACCTACTAATAATTTTCGTTCTTTAGATTTAAATATTGATAATTATTCAGTACAAGACTTGTTTAATTTATTCAATATTGACAACGCCAGTGAAGATAATATGAAACACGCAAAGCAAATTGTATATAAGACGCACCCTGATAAATCCAAACTAGACGCCAAATATTTTCGTTTTTTTTCTAATGCATATAAACGCTTATATAATATATATGAATTTCAAAACAAATCTACTA